TTTTTTCAAATGGATGTAACGGTTTATGATCCATTGTTAATTGAATAGCTGTTGTTCCAGAACAAAGAACTGAACGACTATCTCCAACATTGACAATATTTAAATAAGTGGAACTATCTCCTTTAGTCGATAGAGTATCATTTTTAATTTTTAATACAATTAAACATGTTGAACCACATTCTTTAGCTTTATCATTAAAATTTTCTGTTAAAATTTTTTGGACATTTCCATATAATTTATTAACTTGATTTTTATGTAATGGATATGTTATTCTTTTATCCAAAAATAATTTCGGTATAATATTAGATAAAATAGTTGATACATGAGAACCACCATGTCCGTCATATACTCCTAACATATCAACATGTTGTATATCTTTATTTTCTCCAGAACTATTCAATATTATAGTATGACGATCTTCATTTGTGCGACGAGCACCAATTTTTGATTTGAAATAAACTTTCATATATAGTGTTATGACAAAAAATTTTAGCCGGTTTTTTCTGTTTCCTATATTATGTTAAATATCAAAAATTCGATATAAGAATATTTATTATCATAATTGAATTAAAAATGATAATATTTATTTCCGAAGTTGTTCATAATTCTCAATGAACCAATGACATGTTTCTTTCAATGCTATATCAAATGGGGTAAAACTAAAAGTTGGTAGATATTGCCTTAATTTTTTATTAGATGCTGTTTTTTTGTATTGTCCATCAGCTGATTTAGTATTAAAAATTATTCTATCATCCGATAATCCAAAAATATGAGCAATTTCATAAGATACATCGTGAATAGATATTTCATCATTTTCATCAACACTTAAAATTATTGGATCAATATCTTTATAATTTTGCAGAGTCCAAATAATAAGTTTAGCTAAATCTTTGTTGTAAATAAATTGTCTCAATGGTTTTCCACTTCCTTCAATAATGAATTGTTTATTATCACGTTTAGCAAGATAACATTTATGAATAAGATTTGGAATAACATGACCATTTTCCAAAGAAAAATTATCATAAGCACCAAAAATATTAGTTGGTATAACTGATGTAAAATTACATCCATATTCATCATTATAATTATGATTCATTATATCAATCATTCTTTTAGCATATGCGTAACCTTGATTTGATGGATGAGGAGGACCACTATGAATCATATTTTCATCAATAGGATATTTGGTATTATCTGGAAAAATACATGTGCTAAGACATGAAATTAATTTTTCAACATGATGAATTTTACAATTTTCCATAACATTATCATTGATACGAATATTGTCTCGATAAAACTCAACTTTATATTTCATATTCGAAAATAAGCCTCCAACACGTGCTGCTAGATGAATAACGTGTGTTGGTTTATATTTATTAAAACACTCAGTTGTTTGTTCATAATTTCTCAAATCATAATCATTACTTCCAATAAAAATCCAGTCAGCCCAATCTTGTAAAATATTGTCATGTTTAATACAATCATTAATAGCTGAACCAACTAATCCAGAACCTCCTGTTATAAGAACAGTTTTTTTCATTATGATATATCAATACATTTTTTTAATATTTTAGACACGTTTTCATTTTATTTATGTAAAAAAATGAAAAAATTTTAATATAAAATAATATTACTTTAATAACTTAATAAATACATGAATAATAAATCAAATAATAATGAAGACATTCAATTTCAAGTATTGGATTGGACAAGTTATCATAAAGAGGATGAAGATGGTGATAAAAAATTCACTGTTAGATTATTCGGAATGACTGATAATAAAAAATCAATTTATGTTGAAGTCACAAATTATACACCATATTTTTACGTGGAAATTCCAGATAATTGGTCGGAAATGCATGTTAGTTTATTGATTGAAGCGGTAAGGAATAAAATTCCGAAAAACTTTCAGGAAAATTACATTAAAATTACATTAGTTAAAAGATATAAATTCTGGGGTTTTACTGCCGGTAAAGAATTTAAATTTGCGCGATTAGTTTTTAATGATCATGATACTTTTAGAAAATATCAATGGATTTTTGAAGAGCAAGGAATAACAGTTCATCAATTAAGTATTCAAAATAAAAAATTCAAAGTTTACGAATCAAATATTGAACCTATGCTACGATGTATGCATACTCGTAACCTACAAGCTTGTGGATGGATAAAATTAAAAAGTGAAAGTTATAAACATATTCCAAAAGATGAAGTTGAAACAACAAGTGAAATTAATATTACAGCAAAATATACATCATTAGATAATGTAATTGGAAAAGAAAGTGACATTCAACCATTTTCTATCGCAGCATTCGATATAGAATGTGTCAGTGAAGATGGAAGTTTTCCACAACCTCAACGTGCTGGAGATAAAATTATTATGATTGCAACAACATTTTCCAAATTTGGAGAAAATACTTGTTATTACAAAAATGTTATTGTTCTAGGAAGTTGTAATCCAATAGAAGATGCTGAAGTTATTACGTGTGATACAGAAGCTGATGTTCTTCAAGAATGGGCAAAGATGATCAGAAATAAAAATCCTGATTTTATAACAGGCTGGAATATTTTTGGTTTCGATGAGTTGTATATTTACGAAAGGTGTAAATTACTAAATATTCTACCACAAGTATCAAGATTGTCTCGGGTTAAAAATGAACTTTCCGAATTTAAGGAAAAGAAATTGGCATCGAGCGCTTTAGGTGATAATGAGTTAAAATATTTTGATATGATTGGAAGAGTTCATTATGACTTAATGAAAGTTGTTCAAAAAGATTACAAATTAGCATCATATAAATTAGATTCAGTATCATCTACATTTTTCAGAGAAATAATAACTGAATTTGAAATTGTAGGACAAAATACATTAGTAAAAACCAAAGGTGTATATGGTATCAAAGAAGGACAATATACAACTATTGTTCATAATGATGGAGTGACTGATTACGAACATTTAAATGGAAAGAAATTTAAAATTTTGGAAATTAAACAAAACACTATCTTAATTGAGGGTGATATTAAATTTGAATCATTGATTCAATATTTATCATCTACCAAGTATAAAGTTTTTTGGTGTCAAGTGAAAGACGATGTTAAACCAAAGGAAATTTTCCAGAAATTTAACGGAACTAAAGAAGATAGAACTGAATTAGCACTTTACAATATTCAAGATTGTGAACTATGTAACAAATTAACTTCTAAACTTCAAGTGATTGTGAATAATATCAGCATGGCGAATGTTTGTCATGTTCCAGTATCATATCTATTTATGAGAGGACAGGGAGTTAAAATCTTCAGTTTAGTTTCGAAGAAATGTAGACAAAAAAATTATGTTATTCCAGTAATTAAAAAGAAAAGGATTTTTGATAAAGATGAATCTAATTGGAATAAACATTTTACCAGTATTAATAATTCATTAAATTCAACAAAAGTTTTAGGTGATGTTGATCCAGAAGATACTGGATTTGAAGGAGCGATTGTATTTGAACCGAAACCTGGATTATATCTAAATCCTATTTTCGTTTTAGATTTTGCAAGTCTTTATCCGAATGCAATGCGTTTTAAAAATTTATCACACGAATGTATAGTTTTAGATGATCAATACAAGAATTTACCAGATTATAATTATGCGACTATTACATACAATAATAATGATGAAAACAAAACACAAGCACCACCATGTATATTCGCGAAGAATAAGGATGGAACACCTGGAATTTTACCAGAAATTTTAGAAGATTTACTGAATGCTCGTTCTGCAACAAGGAAATTAATGGAAAATGAAAAAGATTCATTTAAACAGAAAGTTCTGGACGGATTGCAATTAGCTTATAAAATAACAGCTAATTCATTATACGGACAGACTGGTGCTACAACATCTGCAATTTTTATGAAAGAAATTGCAGCATGTACGACAGCAACTGGTCGTGAAATGTTAAAATATTCTAAAACATTCATTGAAGGACTATATGGAGAAATTATTAATAATGCTTTAGATGATGAAGAAGAATATATGAATGTGATGAAACAGGGATTTCAATTTGTTGAACATTTCGAATATATTCCTGAAGAAAAGAAATTCATGAGTGTATTTGATAATTGTACAAATGAATCGAAATGTCCCAAACATGGTTTAAGATCATTATGTAAATTAGATTCAAAACATTTACAAACTATTGGACAAGATAAAAAGATAAATTGGAAGAAAGCATATTTCGAATCTTTACGTATTAAAATTATTCAATGCATGAAAGGTTATCATATTAAACCAAAAGTTATCTATGGAGATACAGACAGTGTCTTCGTCGATCCCCATATTATTAGTGATGATACTAGAAAATTACAAACAGATAAAAAATCATTAGAAAAAGCTATTACATTAGGTGTCATTGCAAGTATGGTAATATGTACTTTATTACCAGCACCGATGAAACAAGAATATGAAAAAACAATGCATCCATTAATTTTAATATCTAAGAAAAGATATGTTGGAAATTTATATGAAACTAATACAACAAAATTCTATCAGAAAAGTATGGGTATTGTTTTAAAAAGAAGAGATAATGCACAAATTGTCAAAATCTTTTGCGGAGGAATTGTTGATAAATTATTAAACGACCAAGATCCAAAAGGAGCAGTTGCATTTGCAAAGAAAACATTAAATGATATATTTACTAATAAATATTCAATCGATAAATTTATTGTTACAAAAACCTTAAAGGAAACATATAAAAAAAGGACGCAAATTGCTCATGCTGTTTTAGCTGATAGAATTTCGGAACGTGATCCTGGAAATAAACCATTACCTAATGACAGAATTCCATATGTTTACGTTGTTCAAAAACATCAAGTTCAATTACAAGGTGAAAGAATTGAAATGCCTGATTATGTTATTCAAAATAAATTAAAAATAGATTATGTATTTTATATTACGAATCAAATAATGAAACCATCAATTCAATTTCTGGATTTGATTATGGAATATCCTACACAACTATTTTATCCTTTCGTTTCAAATGATGATAAGAAGAAAATTATGAGACAAGAAGATAAAAAATTTAATTCTAAAGTAGAAACAAATCAAAAATCAATTATGGATTATTATAATTGATTTTATTTATAAATTATTAAATTTATTTTTTAATTAATTATTATTTATGTTGGTTTCCATTGTAAAAATAAAGGAAATAACATAACGAAGATCATAAGAACTATTAAATCAGCAATCAAAACTATCTTTTTATTTTCTGGACACCAATTGCGGTAAGTTTTCATTTGTTTAGATTCAGCAGGTTTCGCCCAACCATAAAACAATGCCAAATATGTCGGACCAAGATTCCTTTGACAAACATACCAATGATCATACCAAGCTAAAACTATATAACATGTGTATAACAAAAACAATAAAATCCATTTATTACGAGGTGGTAAAAACCAATAACCTGAAGCAATAGCAAGAGTAAATACGATACATTTTAAATTTCCTGTAGGAGGTGTATTATCACATTCTGTTTTTTCTTTATCCATTTATAAAATAGATTAATAAATAATTTATATTTTAATTCAAAAATATAAATTAACTTAAAAAAATAATTTATGCATATCTGTGATTTTTTTGCATATGGTTATAATATTCACTTCCAGAAGTTGAACTAAAAAAAGGCATTATATTAAGTTCTTCACTGGTTTGTTTCTTTCCACCAACAGCTGCTGCGGAACAAGGGCAACCGCCGTTTTGTTTATTTCCAACAACAGATGCGCTAGAACAAGGACAACCGGCTGTTTGTGTTAGTTCGAAACCTGATAATGAATTCATTGATGTATCACATGATGGTTTCCCACCAGTTTGAGGAACTACTGATGTAGCGGATAATTGTGTTATATTTTGTAGTTCTGACATAAACATAGCTGATGTAGAATTACAAGCTTCACAATTTCCTCCATCTAGAACGAATTCGTCATCATCATCAATGTCGTCTTCGTCCATGTCAAGTTCATCATCACTGTCATCACCTATATCTATTTTACCCTTTCCTCCGATTTGACCTAAAAATGAATTGACATTCTGAATACCGCATTTATCATCATTATTTGCGAGTCTTCCTCCAACTTGTGCTTCGTATTCAGCATATCTATATCTTGTTTGACAAGCATCACCGCCATAAATATTATTTAATCCTAATGTATTGTATGTAACACAATCATCAGAGTTATCACATTTGGATTGAAATAATTTATTGATATTTTTAAATATTTCATCATTTGTTATTTGTTCTGGAACACTTTGACTACTTCCCATGTTATGTTATATATATTTAAATAATATTTTTTATTTCGAATGAATCAATAATATATATCATAAATATATATTGTTGTTTATAATGGCTTTTATAAAATTAATATTAAGTGTTATTTTATTGATATTTGTTTCAATATATCAGTGGTTTAGAGCATCGTTGTCGACATACGTTAAATCATCAGTTGATAATAAATATTATCTTGTAAGAGATTTACCAGATAAACAGCAAGTAGCAGATAATTTAGCCTATATTAAAAAGAATATTAAAACAATGGTGTCTTATATGAGTAAAAATTCACCGGATAATTTTAAACCATATGTTGAAAGATTAAATAAAAAAATCAATAATGTTATCATATTAGAAAATGTTCGCGATTTTTACTATACAAGTTATAGTGTTAATAAAGGAGAACAATTAGTTTTTTGTATGCGGTCTAGAAAGGATGGATCTAAAGAACAAAAACATAGTGTAAATTTAATGATGTATGTAGTTTTACATGAAATAGCACATATAGCATGTCCTGAATATGGACATGGACAATTATTTAAAGAAATATTTAAGCATTTTACAGAAATTGCTATACAACTTGATTTATATGAAATGATAGATTTTAGAAGTAATCCGACTGAATATTGTGGCATGACCATTTATGATTCAATTGTTTAACGAAGTTGAACGATTGAATTATAAACCATTTATGATTCGATTGTGTAAAAAATCTAATTATAAACCATTTATGATTCGATTGTTTAGTTTCATCATTTCTATTTTTAATTTTTTTATCATCATGAATATTTGATGATAAAAATTTAGATAAATAAATGTATAAATAATATATATACAGTAAATGAATGAACCAATAAAAATTATCTATAAGGTTAAGAATAATAATGAGAAACCTCAATATTATATTTATATTTACATCGGCGATGTTCCGGAAAGTATAATGAAAATTCTAAATAAAATTCGCGAATTATCATTTTTTGAATCATTAGTTGCTTTAACAAAAAATGAACTTCAAGACCTTGAAAATTTTTATGGCAATAACTGGTATTCGTATTTTTTTAATAAACATCACCTTAATTCCAGTTATAAAAATATTTTAAGTAATTCCAATTCATTAAATACTCTTAAAAAGAAATTGGGAGAAGAATGGATTAAAGAAAATATCAAATCAAATAAAGTTTCAGAGAAAAAACAAAATACATATGGGCTTCTTATTAAGAGAAATTTGGTGCAACATGATTTACGTGTTCATAAAAAGGAAGAATATAAAATAGATGAACAAAATAATTATTCTATCGACAAACAAGTGGGAGGTGATGATAACGAAACTGAAACTCCCGAAGAAGATGAAACTGATGATGAATATGTGGACGACCAAGAACAAGAAGTTGAAGAAGAAGTTGAAGAAGATGATTTAGAAGAATTAGAAAAACTATATCAAGAAGACGCTGTGCCATCTAAAGAAGTGAAACAAACAACGGAACTAATTAAAAAAGCTATGGATGATGAAAATATTTTCAAGAAAAAAGAATCAAAAATGATTAAATTTGATGATTCAAAAGAAACAAATATTTATAAGGAAAATATTAATGATGTTTTTATTAAAAATTATGTTACTGAACAATATATTTTAAAGGATGATACGATAAAAACGATTAAAAATAAAATTTTTTCAAGTATTAAAAATAATCCTAAATTCGGTAAGAAAGCGTATTTAATTCCATCACGACAATATTTATGGAGTGAATATCAGGTTGATAAATATTATGATAAAATAATGATTGGTATGAAATGGATACAAAAGAATGAGTTATTAAAAGTTGATGTTGAACCAAATGAAAATATTAAAGTGTATGAAGAATTACGTGATTCAATTAAAATATTAAGAAATGATCTAAAGAGATTTAATAGTAAAATCAGAAGAGAAGATGAAGACAATAATATTTTATTGGATTATGAAAATTTTTACGATAATAACGAAATATTTTTATCAGATGTTTACAACGAATTGGGAAAAGATTATTCTCCATCACCGGAAGCATTAACTAATCTTACAGATACATATCTAAAGATTTATTTTCCAAGAATTCCTGTTAATGAAATAAAACACATTATTGAGTATTTAAATGACAAGCCAATGATTGAAAAAGAAAAGATTGAAACATCATTTGAGATAATTAATTCTGATTTATTATTAGAAAATGAAATTGTCAAATTAACTGAAAAAATCAAAATGAAAAATCGTAATCTAAAAGAAGGAAAAGGTTATCAGAGAATTCTTAAAGAAAATTTTGTAACACAATCAATGATTCATCTTCTTTTAAATTCATATGAAACTGAAACATTTAAACGTATTGATTTATTTAAAATTTTTGATGATTTTGTACCAACAGAAAAATATCCTTTTCTCCAATTCATGACATCAACAGGAAATATTACTTTTAAATTTAATGAAAAAGAAGTGGAGAAATTTTCACAAGATAAAACAATGAATGAAATGGTAACATCGTGGTTTCAAAATATTTCACATGGATTAATTTTCCGCATTAGAACAGATGATATGAAAAGTGATAATTATCGTTTCATGACAATTAACATTAATGAAATAGGAAAATTAGATTATAAGATTCAATGGAAAGAAGACGATAATGCCACTATTGATGATATTTCAAAAACTTACAATATTATTAGAGATTTAATTAAAGACATAAATGAAACTAAAATTAAACACAAATTCAATATGCCGAATGATGATGAATTTAAAACAGCATTTATTACAACTATTCAAAGATTTAATTTGGATGATGATTACACTATTAACCATAATGATTTTTCTAAATTCGCTCGATATTTTTATCCATATTTTGCTTTAGTTATTGAACCAAGAAAACGTGAATCAAAAATTCATGAATCCGAATCAAAGAGTAAATTTGGAACATATTTACGTTATAAGAGAATCTCAAAATATGAAAATATAATGAAAATAGAGCAAAGAATATATTATTACATGAAAAATTATGAATACACTGAACAAACATTGATTAATGAAATAAGTAAACAATTCAATTTAACATTGGAAAAAGCGGATGAATATTTAAAGAAAACACAACAAAAATATCCTCACATAAAAAAATCAAGAAGAGAATTGAAGAAATTCGATACATCATTGAAATATAAATCACCTGGAATTGATATTGCTATCCAAGGAAAAACGAAAGATAAATATAAAATCAGAATATCTGGTGCTAGAGATAAAAATCAATTACAACGAATTCTAACGATACTTAATATTTTATTATATTTATACATGGAAACATATTTAGCTAAAAAAACAGAATGGCAATATTTGAAAGAAAAACTAAAAAAATTAAACAATATTGCTGAACGACGACACATGGTTACAGATTTTGTCAAATATGCCGATGATAAAATTAATATTAAAGCAATGGCTAATGCTGATAAACGAAGAATTGGATATAAACCAGAACAAGGTCAAAGTCATTGGTCTCGTGTATGTCAAAATAGTGGTAAGACACAACGACGACGACCACAACAGTTTTTAGCAGAAAATATTGATCAGATGTTAAAAATGGGATATACAATTAATAAAGCTACAGGATTATATGAAAGAAAACTTGTTACGAAAAAAAATGGGAAAACTGTAACACAAGTTTTAAGAGCTGTTAAATTAAATGAACTTGATGAAGTTGGTAATCCAGTAGGAAATGAAATTTATTATACATGTTCTCCAGAAGAAAATGGAATTCATATGTATGTTGGATTTCTGACAAAAAGTAAAAATCCATTTGGTGAATATATGCCATGTTGTTTCAAGAAAGATCAATATTTATCAGCAAATGAAGAAAAAAGGAATTTCTTTTTAAGTTGCATTGGAAAAGGTGAAACTCAAATGGAAAAAGCACAACCAACATTTAGTGATCAATTATATGTTCTTCAAGATACAAATAAAATACAAGCAAATCGTTTCGGTTTCTTTCCAAGATTATTAGATTATTATTTTAATACATTACTGGATCTTAAAAGAACAATCACTCAACATTATTTAATTTTAGCGGAAAAAGGTTATTTCTTTAAATACGGTATTGAACATGGAAATAATTCATTTTTATCTGCTATTGCCAATATTTTAAATATTTCAGTTGATAATATGGTTGAGAAATTAATTAATAAATTAAAAAATGATAAGAATAATTTAATTTTTACAGCATTAAACAATGGAGATATTAAAACAAATTTTGAGTCGAAAGAAAAATATATTGATTATTTACAGAATATAACAAATGTTGAATATGATAATATTATTCATTTATTAACAATTCCAGAAATATTATTTGAAAATGGTTTGAATATAATCATACTTGCCAGAACACCAAAAAGTATGAATGCTGATGATGATGTTAAATCTCGTGATAATTGTTATGTAGTATGTCAAAATGTAGAAGAATTGCCGAATTTATTAGATACAAAAAGAGAAAATATTATATTATATTTAGAACATGACAAATATTATCCCATTTTTAATGTCTTGAAGAAAGAACGAGAGAGTAAAGATATTACAATTTCCAAAACATTTTTATACGAAAATAAAAAAACAAATATCATAAATCATCTTAAAGATTTTTATTACAAGAATTGTATGGAACGAACAATTAAATCAATCATTAATAAAGAAACTGTTTTAACATCGAAAATATTAGTTTCCAAATTACTCGAAAGTAAAAATGAAAAATATGAACCGATATATCAATATATTGATATTCGTAATAAATGCCGTTTTATTATTACTAAAAATGGTATAATAATACCAGTTGTACCATCGGGTTCAATTTATAATATTCCGATTATTAAAAAAATGGATCAGTATTATGATACATTTACAAATACTCTAAAACAATTAAGGAAACTTAACGATGATTTCAAAGGAACATTGGATGTTCAACCATTCGGTGTTAATGGAAATAAAAACGGTGATTCGATTGAAGTCAGAGCTATTATAATACATTCAAATGAATTGGTTCCAATAAAACCAGAAACAATAAAAATTCGAGAAGTTGAAAAAGAGAATCTTATCATTGATACAAATCCATTTTATGAAAAAATTGATGAATATCTTGAAAAGTTTTACAATAATAAAAAATTAACTCCACAAGTAAAAAATGTTGAAGATAATATTGATGAACGTGTTAAAATAATTAATTATGATAAATATTATAATGAAAGCTATGAATTATTTAGATATACATTCAGTAATTTTATTAATAAAAAAGATAATAAGATATTAAAAGAAAAATTAACAAAAATTGTTAAATCAGATATTTCTTATTATGACAAACAATACAAAATTAAAGTTTTAATTTATAGATTAATTGATTCAGATTTATTGAAGAAATTTATTCAGTTATATAATAAAGATAATAATGATACAACAAACGATGAAAATAAAGAAGAATTTACAAAATCAAATGAACCAGAAGAATCAGAAATGCAATATGGTGGAAAATTTGAAAAGTTTGTTTATATTATCGATAAAATTCCAGATTTAAATAATTATAAAATCAATAATATTCGTGAATTATGTTCTGATGATGAGAAAGATATTTGTTACAAGAAGATTCATTGCAAATGGACACATTCAGGGTGTTCTCTCGCATTAACTAAAAAAATGGTTATTACGTTTGTCAACAAAATATGTGTTGAAATTGTTGAAAATAATATGAAAACAAAAGAAATACTTCAATTAGAGAATTATTATGTATCTGATGTGGTTAATAAAAATTATTATACCGAGAGACCAAATCAAAAAGTTCTTAAAAGTACAAGTGATAACATTAAAAAAATGATTGAAGTATTTTTAAGTTCTGATGAAAAACAATTTGGTCGTAAAGTTAAAAAATTCGATCAACAGGAAGATGACGCATTGGTGAAAAAATATCCGATGAAAGATTATGGGAAAAAATATGTTCAAATAATTATACCAGACAATAATTCAATTTTACGCGCATATGCTAATGGTTTTCATTGGAATGAAAATAAATATCAAGATAAATACACTCGTAATATTGGATATTACAGTCAAAAACAAACTGATATTATGGTTTTCTTAAAAAGTTTAATTATTGGTTGGGCATTGGATAAAAAGAATCAAGAAATAATGAATAAAATATTGAAAGACTATTCAAATATTGATAGTATTTATTCTTATGTTTCTCAACTGGCAATAGATATTTCAACAAATAATTCTGGTCTTATTGAATTATTTATTTTAAATCAAATTCAAAAAACTCCAATTGTTATTTATGAGAATGATTTTGTTCATCATGTTTTTGATAAAGAGATTATTACATCTAACATTCAAAAATACGAATCATCGAAGAATACAATTAATATTCAATTTATTTTTTCTGACTTTCAATCAAATGAAAGTCATGTTATTACGGATATTCCAACATCTGTTGAAGTTTTATATTTCTAATTAAAAATAATTTAAAAAATTATTTTTTAATATTCTTGAGTTGAGATTACTTGAAATGTGTCAGGCATTGGTGAAACTCTGATTTTCTTTTTAACATCTTCGATATTTTTATCTACAATTGCTTTTTTAATAATGTTTTCTTTGGCTATTTTATTTGTATACATGTAAGGGTAATATATTAGTTGTATAAACAAATAGCATAATATTAGTATCATTATAACTGATACTAATCTTCTCAATAGTTGATGATTTTCCAAATGCAAATATTTTATGCCAATATATTCGACAGTTTCCGATACAAGAAGTCTCATTTCTAATGCTGTCATCAATGCTATTGAATTTGATACAACACTATAATCAACTAAAAAATGCATTATATTACTACTTATTTTACTTCCACCTTCTTCATTAGTTACTCCTTGAGCAATTTCTATAGTTTTTTTATCCATAACAATACCAATATATATTAACTTCTTAATTTAAATTTTTTCAAATTTAAAAATATGGATTGCTCTTAAATCCATATTTTCTCTTCTCTTTGAGAATCAAAAATATGGATTGTATGAAAAGTCGTCGTTTTTATTGAGTTTAACTTTATATGTTTTATTTATTTCTCCGATTTCAACAATATCATCATCGTAAAGTTCTTTCTTTCTATCAATTTTAACTTTTATTTGGTCGAAACCCATATTAATAGTTGCGTAGTAATCATACTGTGCTGAACCAGGATATTTTTGTCTTCCGAATAATTTTATAATTTTATTTGTTTGATCATCATCAGTTGAAATTAATAAACCCAACCAATGTGGATTATCTGGATAACCTCTAACAGGATGATTAAACATATGGCGAAGATGTAATGGTCCTAATAAATATCTATCCACACGTTTGGTAGGTTCTTCTAACGGATCAACTAATTTTTGATAATCATACATTTTTAGTGGATCAACAGGTGGTGGTTGAATAATTTGTGGAGAAATTATTGGTGTATCTAATTGAATTATTTCAGGTTGTTGATTTATTTCTATCTGTTCAGATTTAATTTCAGGTTTTATATCATGTATCCGTTTTGGATTTTTAGATATTATTTTCATAATAATAACTGTTTGTGTGACAACAGAAATAATAATTATTAAAATTAGCATTGCTACAATAATATTTTTTGAATTCTCCATATCAATATAAAATAGAATGATATTTTTGATTTTATAAAATGAAAAAACTAAATATATATTATTAGAACAATGCAATATAATTTGTATATGTTTATTTTTGGA